AAGGTGCGTCGAGGGCCAAAAGGAGACTTCCGACCCCGGGGCAGGGTCAGACCTGCGGCTCGTGGCCGTAGGACCGGAGCAACTGCCTCGAAAGGGCGTTGCTCTTTTCCAATTCGGCCTTGAGCTTCTTCAGCGCCTCGGTCTGGGCCTTGGACTCTTGCAGCACTTTGTAAATGCGGCTCGATATCGCCGCGACAAAGAACGGCAGCAAGGCGGCCATGACCAGCGCCGCCAAGGCTATGAGCCCCACCAGTGCGCCTGCGGCTTCCATAGGATCAAGTTAGGTCTGCGGTGATCAGTTGGCAAGTCTTAGCCCTCCAATTCCTGCACGGTCTGAATCAGTGACCGCACCTGTGGCTCGGCCAGGAATCGCGCTTTGGGAAACGCTGGGTCCATCGGGTCCACGTTGAAGCGCACCGTGATCTGGTAGGGCGGCACGTCAGCCACGCGCTCGGTCTCGGGCTTGGGTGGCGTGGGTGGCGCAAAGTTCTGAAGAACCATTTGCTTGGCTGCACTCGGATCGGCAAACAGGCTTTTCGCCTCTTTGTATTTCTTAGCGACCTTCATGCAATATCGCGCCTGCATCGGGTCCACGCCATGATCGGCCAGTCCGTCGACCCAGCCGTCAAACGCCTGGCCGAGCTCCATCTCTGCCTGTACCAAGAGCGTGCCCTCCTCGTGCATGGCCTCGATGGCCGTCTTCATCTCCTTAATCGCGCCGGCCTTGGCCTGGCGGATGCGTTCTGCCAGTGCGCGCAACTGCTCCACGCTGACCCCTGTTGTTAGTTCTGTACCCATAGTTCTGCTGTCTCTTTCTGTGTTACGGTGAGATCCACCTTGGTTCTGGTCTGCCCCACGATCATCTGTCGAAGGGCGTAAACTTTGCGCGCCGCGATGCTTTTCTGGCTTCGGGCAATGGTGGACGGGTTGGCCGCCTTGCGGATCTCCACGACCCGCTTGGACACGGCTGCCCGGGTGACGCCGAACTGCTTGGCGATGGCCGTCTGGGTGCGGTCCTCGTCCTTGTCCTCCATTTCGAAAGCCGCCATCCAGCACGCCACGAAATATTGCAGATCCGGGCAGGCCGACACTTCCCTGGCCTGTTGCAGGAAGCGCACAATGGCCTCCCCTTGGGCAACGCGCACGGCATCGTTGTCCGTGTTTTTGATGGCCTCGAGGAACGCCGTGGCCGCCAACTTGGCAAACAACGCCGGCATCGACTCCCCTGTCCCGCGAAACAACTCGGCCAGCCGGTCCAAGAAAACGTCCTCCGGCCTGTCGTCGTGCTCCGGCCAATAACTCGCTTCTTTTCGGTCTGCGGGGTCGCCTCCGAGCATTTGGGCTTTGCGAATGTCAATCATGCTGCCTCCTTAATTGCGCGCAAATGGCGCAGGTCACGTTTTTCCAGCCAACTAATAGCCACACCGCCATTTCCCACCTCGGCCACCTCTACGGCATTGTCGGAAATGACGCCGTTGTCCTGCAGTTCGTTCATCACAGCCACCTCGTTGAGGCCCCGGGCGGCGATGTAGCTGCGGAGACTTTCGCTCACGCCGCCACCTCCTGCCCAGCCAACTGCCGGCGCATCGCCGTGATTCCGGCCTTAAGCTCGCCTATCTTCTTGGCCACCTCAGGCTTCAGCCGCCGATCCCAGGGCGTCTCCTCGTCGGCCGCCTCTTTATTGCGCGGGTCGCCCTGGAGCCGGCTGATCTCAGACTTGGCCGCCTCGATCCGCTTCTCGAGGTGCCAAACCCCCTCCGCCGGCTTCGGGCTGCCGTTGTGGCCGTTCACCTGCCCGTTGCCGAATTGCTTCGGGCTGCGGTTGCTCTGCCACTTGCGCCAGAATCCCGACAAGTCATGCGGCATCGAGCGCACGGGTCGGCCCTTGCCGTCCATCCAGCCTGCGCCCTCGCGGTCATCATGGTAGGCGCGGCACACGTCCTCGGGGATGCTGGCGCGTCTGCCGGCCTCGACGACCTCATCAAGCCCGAACCCCACCCCGCCCCTTACTGTGCTATCTATACTCTTCTCTTCTCTTCTCTGGTAACGCTCTTGTAACGCTGGGAGCGTTACAGAATCTCCCCGCGTTTTCTCGACCCGATTCTTCGTAAGTGCCCTCTTCTTAGCTGTTTGGCCGTTGTGACGGTCAAAGTGCGGGAAGGACAGGGCGCCCTCGCGGCCTTCCAACCAGCCCACCTTTCGCATCGCCTCGGCGAAACCCGGTGTGGTCGTGATGCGGTCCAGCACATTTGTTGTAACGCTCACAGCGTTACAATCTGCGACATGCTGATCGGCCCACGACCAGACCTTCCAAAGCCTGCCGACCACAGCAAGCTCGTCCATCCCCAGCGCCGCCGCCATCTGGAACACGGCGGGGTCCGTGTCCAGATTGCAGCGCATTTTGATCCAGTCGCCGGCCATTTTAAGCGGCCTTCTTTGTTTCCAGCGTTAGCATTGCTTTTTTCAAAGTAGGAACTCGCCGGGCAAACAACGCCGCGCGCACGGCCAGCTTTTCCAGCATTGACTCGTGCTTGCGCCTTTCGGTGTCGGTCAACACATCGATACGCGTATTTGTCCCAAGAATGACCCCTTTTGCCAAAGCGCGTGCCGCGTCGGTTTGCAAATTCTCCATCACGCGCGCATTGGCGGCGGCTGGCACAATCTCAAACCGCTCGCCTTTGGCGCCCCTGCCGCTCAAGTAAAACCCATCCTCGAGCAACTTGGTGCGGATGCGAGACATGTCCAGCCCGAAACGCATTGTGTCGCGCTCGCACTTCAGCCGCTCCTCAAAGTAAGAGGTCGGCCAGCTTGTGCCGTAGTCAACGCCCTGCGTCATCATGTCTTCGAGACACGTTTTCCATTCCGGCATCCGAACAACGTCGAACGCCATTTCAACTGCTTCGCTGTGTGTATTTTCTTCGCTCATGTATTTGTTTTTCTATGGTTGTTTTCCTCTCAAAACTTCCCCGCGCCCTTGCGGGCGGAGGTGTAGTTGCCCTTCCGAGCCGAGGCTTGCCCCGCCCCGCTTTGGCTTGCCTGACCGGACGTCGCCACGCTGCGCCACGCCGTGCCGCACCAAACTTCGACGCTCTCGTTGAAAGCGCCGTGTGTTTGCTGAGACTCGCCAGAGCATGCCTGACCTGACCCCGCCCGACCCGCGCCACGCCACGCTGCGCCAGAGCATGCCGGACCTCACTGCTACCGGGGCCAAGGCCCCGGTAGTGTGTGAAGCCGAGCCAATCCAAGCCATTGCTTGCCGCACATCGCCATGCGACGCCGCGCACTGGCATGGCCCGCCGCAAAACTTTATCGGCGTGTATTGTCATTCCACTTCCACAAGAAACCGCCCAAACTTCGGACGCCAATCGCCAAGGCCAATTACCGCACCAGCATCAATCATCGCCTTTTCCAGCGCGCGGGCATTGACGAGGCTTTCGTCAAACTCGAGCGTGAAGCTCAAGCTCCATCCTGTCGGAATCATCGGTCGAATGCGGATGATGCGCGACTGTTGCACTTTCACGCCCTTACGAAGGGTGAAGCGCGGATCGGCCAACATCTTCTCGCGGTCTTTTGGCCCGTCGTATTTGACGGGCACTTGCAATTCCGTGCAGAAAACTCCGGCTTGCACGTCTTTGCCTATGCGCGATTTCTGCGCCCCAAGCTGAATGCAACGCTCGATGTTGTCGCTCGGAATGACAACGCCTTCCGCGTCATCCCAATACAAGCCGCCCTCCCATTCAAGGCGGTCCCGTTCTTCGTAGTCGTGGTCTGTTAGCTTTTTCGACCCCTTTGACGTAATGGATTTGATCCGCCTCGTGTATTCGTTGGTCGGGTCAGCCAGCAGCCCGTTGTGCATGATAAGCGGGCGAATGCCCGTCCATGTTGTCTTTAGTGTTTTCATGTGTGTGTTTCTTGGTTTCGCCCGTAGGCAAAGTCATGCGGCGGCTTCCCGGCTCCAATTCGCCACGATCTCATCCCGCCGCCGACGCGCCTCCTCGAGCTCGTTAGTCTTGAGGTTCGCCGCCACCCGCGGGTGCTTGTAGACCGGGTCGTAAGGCGTCCACCGCAGCCAATAGGTGCCGTTGTTGTTCCAGATCCAGCGGTCTGGGTTCGGTTGCCAGCGGTTGCGTTTCATTCCGGCACCTCCGGCAGTTCCATCCAATGCGTCACCACGCTGTCGATCTCGTCGCTCGTGTGGGCGTTGGTCCACACGTCGTTCCAGTAAACCGCAATGAAATGCGCCTCTAAGTCCGTGGCCAGCACGCAACGAGCATTGCCCGGCAGTTCCTTGTCGGCGGGTATCCACGGGCTAATCTGCGCGCACTGCCATTTTCTCGCCGCCTCAGCCTGCTCAAGCACTTTGTGCAATGGCGGCTGCGGGCGCTTTGCCAGCGCCTCGCGGGCGGCCAAGTCGTCGGGGTGTGGTAGCGTCCTCATAGCGAATACTCCGCCACCCGTTTCCCGCTCCGCGTCTCAACGGTGCGCTCCTGGATCTGCCATCCCTCCCGGCGCAACTCGTGGATGCGGGCGGCCAAGCGGAAGCACTGGAATCTCTCCAGCGCCTCGATGGCCGTCAGGCGGTTGCCTGCGCGTAGGTGCGCGAGGATGCGCCCTGCTTGCGTCGGCTTGCTGTGCCGCTGCTCGGCTTCGTCGGCCTCGGCCACGTTGGTGGCGCGCGCCGTCACGTAAAACGCCGGCTCGTCCCCGCCATACGGCGAAAAGAAGTCCGCTTGCACCATGCTCACGCGGCACCCCCCTTCAGCGGCGGCCACACTCCGGTGCCGTCGCAGACGTGGCAGAAGTTTGTCGGCAGGTAGCCGCGCCACTGCGTTTCCGAGCCGTCATAGGTCGGGTCGGTGTAGCGTTGTTCCGTGCCGATACTGCCGGTTCCGCCGCACTCTTCGCAGAGTTGCTTTCCCTTCGGCGCGACGACGTTCTTGCTGGCCCAGTCTTCATACCAGCGAGCGAAAGAGCCGCCGAACTCGTCGAGCGGGTTTTCTGTGAGTGTTTCCGCGCTCATGCTCAAAACGGGATATCGTCGTCGGCTTGAGTGTCCTCGACCGCGGCCTTCACCGGCGCCGCGGCCTTCTTCTCCATGTGCTTCCAGTTGCCGATGATCGGCCCGCGCTCGCCCGCATCGCGCTTTTCCTTGCTGATGCCCTGCGTGATGTAGCCGTCGTCGCCGTATTGGCTCTGCCCGTCGCGGTTTTCCCAGAGGATCGCGTCGAGATAGATGCCCTTCTTGCCCTGGTAAAGGTCCGCCTTGCTGATTTTTTGAACGTCAATTTTGAGTTGGATTGCCATAATGTGTGTTGGGTTGGTTGTTGGTGGGTTGGTTAAAACGGGATGCGGTCATCGTCGGCCTCGACGGGTTTGGCTTTGCTCGGACGTTCCGCGGGAAACTCGTCCGTGGGCCGCGGCGTTGCTTTGGCTCGGTGCGAAAGCGGCCACTTCGCCGGCCGATCCGCGGGCCTCGAAGCCGCGTTGCCGTCGTCGTCCTCCGGCGCGAGGCCGAGGGCCGTCTGCAAGTGGTAGCGGCGCGCGTAAGTGATCGCGCTGCCGTAGCCTTGTGCGTCGTTCTTCGTGCACGGCACAAAGAGCCGTCCGAAAGACATCTCCTCGCCGCTCTCGTGCACCAGCACGGTTTCCACTTCGACGCCCTGAGCGTCGGTCGCGTGCGTGCGCTGCGTCAGCGCGATCCCGTTGTCGTTGAGCGCCTCGACCACTGCCTCGACGCAGGCCGACAAGTCGGCGTAGCGGCTCTTGAAGTGCGGGTTCTGGCTACTCTTGAGCGCCGGCCCGAAAGCCTTCTGGGCCTTGACCAAGGCGGCGCTGATCTGCTTGCGTGTGCTTGACACGCTTTCTGGGTTTGTCTCCATTTGGTGTGTTCACTTCCGCGTCCGGGCTGCAACCTGGGCGCGGTCTTTTTTGGGGTTAAGCGGGCGGTCCTCCGTTGGTGGTTGACCGTCCGAAAATCTGATCCCAGCCGTAAACCGCCACGGCCAGCGCCGCCCACTCGTGCGACTTGATGCCGTAGGTCGGGCCTTGGTTCTTCTTCGTCCCCTGCGGCCCGAGTCGGTCAAGCAACGCCTGCCGCACGTTGCCGTCCTTGGCCCGCGGCGAATTGCACAGGTGCAGTTTGATGTCCTTACGAAAAACCAACTCGACCTCGCCACCGGAGCTTTTCGCCACCTGCACGCACCGGCCGATAAACACGCACGTTTGGAAAACGCTCGCCCCGACCGCCATGCCGTAGGACGCGATCATCTCGCAAAAAATGTGCTGCCGCGACCACAGCGGATGCCCGAGCAGGTGCTCGTTGTCCCAGATCCCGTGCTGCACGATCTCGCGGCCGTCGAACATCGCAAACGCCGACTGGTCCGTGCCCGGATCGACGCCCACCACCACGCGGTCAACGCTCTCGGCGCAGTCGCCGCAGTCGGTCATGTCGTGGAAAATGGACTGGCCGCATTTGCAGTAGTGGATTTCGCGGCTCATGGCTTCGCCTCCAAAGTGGTGCGAAGGCTCAGGTCGCTCGGGCGCCCGTGTTCGCCAAATGGCGAAGGAACGGCTGCGTTTGTCCCGCCCTCAATGACCCCCGCAAATTCTTTTTGCAGCCGATTAAACTCACGCACAGCTTCGCGTTCGTTTGTAAACCCGCCCTCCGGGTCGTCGTATAAAAGCGCCGGTTCCAAGTAGCAGACTGCTGCGTGCAGCTTCTCCGCGCACTGGCGCCATTCGTCGCGCTCCCTGGCCACCCGCGCCCACGATGTCGCTTTAACCGCAACGCGCAAACCATCGCCCCTTAAAATTACCTGCTCCTCCCGCAGTAACGCCACCTCGGCGCGCAGTTCCTCGGCCTCCTGCTCAAGGCGAATGATCGATGCGGCCATGGAATCCTCCATCGTCCACGCCGGCCCGAAGCCCACCGCGCCCACCGTCAGGGGATGCGCGGGGCCGGGATTAGCGGCACTCCCCAAAGTGCCACCGGCCCCGCTATCTCCTCCCATCGGAGACACCGCTTGTGCATTGCACAAATTCATAGTTCCAAAGCCTCCAGTTCCGCCCGCCGCGCCTTGGCAATGATCGCGTCCGCGTCATCCGCCCAAGACTGCAACTGCTTCCGCATCGCCACGTTCTCCTTGGTCACCAGCTGCGCGGCCTCAAAGCAAAGTTCGGCCTCCCTTTCGGCCGCCACGCGGCGCGCGCGTTCCGCGGCCAACTCCTCGCGCAGCGATCCGATTTCCGCGTCCTTGAGGCGCACGAAATCCTCCATTTCCATCTCGTGACTCATTTGCCGAGCCCTCCGTGGTTCTTCAGCACCGACCAAAAAATCTCCCGCGCCGGAAGTCGGCACCCTATCCACTCGCAGAACTCCTGCGCGTCATCAGATTGGAACCATCCGACAAGCTCCTTGTGATCATTCGGCCCCTTGCACGCGCCGATGTTGTGCGGGATGCGATCGTAAGAATACTGGGGCCCTTTGGTCGTCCACTTGATCCGCCGCTTCACCGTCTTCGGCCACGGGAGGCACTTGCCCTGCTGGGTGACTATCCCGAAGCGAGCAAACAACTTCAAATCGTCCACCGCCTGCTCGAGGATCGCCCACGCCAGCAATTCCCACGGAGAACGCTCCGGGCTTTTGCTGTTGTTCGAGAGCGCCGGCCGCCCGTTGTGCGACGAGGCGCAGTAGGAACTGTCGAGGTCGGCAATCATCGCGCGCCCCTTGCGAAAAATTCCACCAGCACGACCAGCCCGACGGCCAGCGCCGTCAGCAGCAGCATCGCGGCAATCGCGTTGTCCGGGGGGTCGGTTCTCATCGCGCCAGCCTCCGGCGAAGGTCGGCCAAGGCTTTGACTACGCGCTCCCGCAGCTTCGGCCCGCGGCCTTGGTCGAGCCGGTCGAGCGCGCGGCCAAGGATCATCGGCGGGATGCAGGGTTGCCAGCCGAGGTTGTCGGATAGCTTCATGCGCGGGTCGATGCTCACGCTGGCACCTCCATTTTAAGGCGCTTCGGCAAGCACGGCTTGCACGGCCGGTTGGTGCATTTGGTGCCACGCTCGGCCTTGACGCGCGCGTAACGCGGGCGGTCTGCGGCCTTGCTCTGGACCCAGTGGTAAAACGGGTTTGCCTTGATCACGCCCGCACCACCTTCCGTGCCGCTTTGCGCCGGCACTTTGCTGACTTCGGTTTGCGGCTGTTCTCGTAGGCGACAACGTCCTTGGCGTGCTCGCGGAGAATGCCGTTGATGCGCGTATTGGCCAGCGCGCGCTCCGAGGCGGTGGCCTCGTTGCTGCCGAGCTCGTATCCAGACAGCCAGACCAGGGCGACGAGGCCGAGGCCGGCCGTGGCGAGGAGGATGATTGTTAATGTGTCCATGAGGGTGTTTGTTTTTTGCTCTCGATGAGACGCTGGACATCGGCGATGTCGTAGCGGGTGCCGTGCGCCGAGAGCCGGACGCGCGGCAGAAGATTTTTCACGCGGTTGCGCGAGATTCGCAGCAGGCCCGCGGCTTCCTTTTCGGTGATGAGTTGCGGGGCGGTCATCGTGTCACTTTGTGGCCGTGTTGGGACACATTACGTTGCAAAAAAACTCGCAGCGCCGTGCGAACAACGTGGGAAACCGGGACGCACTCACGGTGGGCAATTTTGCGGAGCGCGTTAAACATCGAAGGCGAAATGCGGGCCTTCACGCTTTCTGTCATCTCGTCCATGTGGGGCACAATGGGACACAATGGGCCATGGGGTCAAGACCTTATTTCAATTTTTTTGACTTTCTTTCGGCGCGGCCGGAACGTGGTACAAAGGACCACAAATGAGCAACAACTTGGACATCGAATTGAAGGTCAGGATTAGCGAGGCCATGAGCCGGCAGATCGACACCGTCGTGGCGGCCCGCCCCGAGGGAGTCAACCGCAGCGACATCGTCCGCGAAGCCATTGCCGGGCTGTTAGCAGACCAACTTCACCAGTCGGGCAAGGACGATCTTGGCAAGGCCGCGCGCCGCGTAAAACGCGCTTTCGGTAAGTAGCTTTATAAATTCCATAGGGGGTATTGATATCTTGATACCTAAGACATCCGTAGTTCTACCCCCCCCCCCCCCCGCAAATCAATAATTAGCACATGAGAAGCGAGACGGTAAAAGTGGGCAACACTTCCACCCGCCTCTGGCTCGGCGCCGACGGCCGTTGGAAATGGCATTGCTACATCGCCGGGCGGCGCGTCCTCAAATCCTCGAACGACCTCCACAAAGCCCGCGCCAAGGCCAAGGCCCAACTCACCGGCCTGCGAGACGGCAAAGCGGCTCTCGCCACCCTGTCGGCCTCCGACCTGTCCGAGTTTGTCGCATGGCGCGTCGCCCGCATCGAGTCGCCGGCCGTCGCCGAGGCCGTGGTGAAATACCTGGCGCACTTGGCCAGCCGCAAAGTGCAGGAGACGCGCATCATCCAGAGCGACCTTGAGAAATTCGCCGCCGCGCACCGCGGGCGCCTGTCCGAAGTGACCGGCGAGCAGGTCGGCGCCTACCTCGAGGGACTCGCCGTCGGCCCGCGGAGATACAACAATGTCCGCTCCTGCCTCGTCAGTTTCTTCCGCTGGGCCCGGACCACCGGCCTCGTGCCCGACGGGCTCACGGCGCCCGAGCGCACGCATACGAAGGTCTTGTCCGCATCGGCCGTCACCATCTACACGCCGCAGCAATTCCGCGCCCTGCTGGCCGTAGCGCCGCCGGAATGGCGCCTTGGCATTGCCATCGGCGGGCTGGCAGGCCTCCGCACCGAAGAGATCGCCGGCCTGCGGTGGGAGGACATCAAGCTCGGCCGCAAACTCATCGAGGTCCGCGCTGAGATTTGCAAGACCCGCAAGCGGCGGTTGGTCCCCATCGTGCCCGCCCTGGCCAAAGTCATCCGCGCCAGCGAGCCGGCCGACTACGACATGGTCGTGCCGCGGGAGCGCATCGACAACGCCGTGAAGCGCATCCGCAAAGCCGGTGGGCTATGGATCAAGAACGGCCTCCGGCACAGCTTCGGCAGCTACCGCACCACCGCGGTCAAAAGCGTCGGCCAAGTCGCCCTGGAGATGGGCAACAGCGAGGCTATGGTCAGGAAGCACTATCTCGAAATTGTGGACAGCAAGGCCGCCCGGGACTGGTTCGATAGTGGTTCGATTTCGCTAAAAAAAGCAGATTAACAGAGTGCCGGCGGAGGGGGTCGAATTTACCGCACCCGTGCAATTTGAAAAAAAGTAGGGCCGACTTGTGCAGGAATTTGCGAAAACTGGCCGATTAACAGATTGCAAATTGTGGTTCGATAGTGGTTCGATTTTCGGGGCAAATTGACCGGACACATTCTGTCCTCTGACGGACACCGTTTGTCCGCGTCATAGTTCCACGCCTTGACACCCGCCGCGCGGTTGCGTGGCAAAGAAAACCTCTCGCCCTCGTCTCCTGGTCGTCGTCTCCGACCTGCATTGCGGCTCATCGGTCGGCCTCATGCCCCCAGACTCCGAGATCATCGGCGGCAACACGATCTGCTTCGGCTCCAATCATCACCAACGCTGGCTCTGGGACTGCTGGCAGGACGCCCTCGCCCAGGTGGCCAAGCTCGCGGGCAATGATCCCCTTGCCTTGCTGGTGAATGGCGATGCCACCGAAGGCATCCACCACCGCAGCCCGGAGGTCGTGGCCTCACTCATCGAGCATCATTGCCAGATGGCGGCGACGGCGCTCAAGCCCTGGGCGGATCGGGCGGTAAAGACCTTCGTCACCCGCGGGACCGAGTGCCATACGCATGACGTGGAGAGCTACCTGGCCCGCCTGCTCGGCGCCGAGGATGGCAAGGCCCGCGACAAGTGGCTGCTGGAGATTGCAGGGTGCCGCATCGACGCGGCCCACCATATCGGCGCCACGTCCCGCACTTACCTCGAGGCATCGCTGCTCTCGATCGTGCTTGGCAATGCCCGCCTTAACGCCGTCCGCGCCGGCCATCCGGCGGCCCAAGTATTCCTGCGGGCGCACCGGCACTGTGGCGGCGTTTACTCGGACGGCTCGGCGCTGATGGCCGTGACGGGCGGCTGGCAGTTCCTCACGCGGCACGGGCACAAAGTCGTCGGCGATGCGATCCCGCGGCCGTCGGTGCTGGTCTTGGATTGGCGCGACAAACCGGATGGGTCCCTGCCTACGCCGCACCACATCTTTTTCAACCCGCCCGCCCCTGAGGTCACCAAGCTATGAAAAAGGACAAACTCACCGCCGAGCAGATCGAGGCGTCCGCCTGGGCCGCCGCCCTCGCCACCCCCGACACCCCTGACGAAGTCCCTCCGGGTTGGTTCACCGCGGCGCAGTTGTCGGAAAAAGTCGGCATGTCCTACGACTGGGCCGGTCGCCGCGTCGGCGCACTGGTCAAAGCGGGGAAGGTCGAGGTCAAAAAATTCCGCATCCCATCCGGGCAGCGCGGGATTTACCCGGTCGCTCACTATCGGCTCAAATAGCTATGCGCTACACGATCCGCCGCGAGCCGACTCCCGTGGCGGTGCTTCCGCTGGATCAAGAGTGCTTCCCCTCCGACGCACCCCCCACCCTTGAAAACTCGCTGTGGTGGGTCGTGTGGCGCGGCACGGAGCCGGTGGGCTACGCGGGCCTGCGGGTCTGCCAGACTTCATGCAACGCAGGACTTGGATTCCTGTCCCGCGCGGGCGTGGTGCGGGCGCATCGCGGCCAAGGGTTGCAGCGTCGGCTGATCCGGGCGCGGGAGGCCGAGGCGAGGGCGCTCAGTTTGGTTGAGCTTGTGACGTATGTCGCGCACTGGAATTGCCCGAGCATCAACAGTCTCGTGGCCTGCGGCTACCGCTTCTACCGGCCCGCGACGAAGTGGGGCGGGGCTGCGGCGGTGTATTTAAGAAAGCGACTTTGATCGACACGTCGCGGCAACATGTCGATAGCATCGACAAGTTGGAGCGGGGCCGGGTGTTGAACCCGCAAGTCCGCCTTGGATACACCATACGGTGCTCGGTGCGGCACCCCGCCAAATTAGCCCTGCCAGTCCGCGTTTTTGCCGCGGACATCGACGTGGACAAAGGTCTTGTAACGCCCAATGCCGCCACGGAATAGGCCCTCTCGACGCATTTCAGTCAGGATGCGATGCAGGGTGGCCGGTGAGCCCGAGAGATCGAGTGCCCCGCCTTTCATATGGATGCTGTTGCTGGCTGAACCGGGCAGGGCTCGGTTGTAGGCTGGGCTCCGGTAGGCCGAGTTGATCCGCAGCGGACGGCCGATCCGGTGCCGCGCCTCGTCGGCGACTTTGGTCACGGCCAGCAGGGATGGCCAGAGACTGCGCGGCGGGTCGGTGTTGAGTTGCAGCTTGGCGTCCCGTGCGCCCCGGAAAAACACTTCGTCGGCGTCGAAATAGCGGACGCCGTGCTGGTCGAGGAGTTGCTGAAAGTCAGCCTTTGCGCCGGTGAACTTTTTCGCGCTTGCTTGCTTCTTTTTGGAGCCGATCGGTGGCGGCAACAAGGACTTCTCCAAGGTCACTGGCAGACAATTTTCGCACAAGGGCGAGGGCGATTGCGCGCCGATCTTCTGAAGGCCAGCCAGAAATTGAACGAATGAGTTCTTGAACCATGTAGTAAATGCTTTCATGCCGAGTTAAAATTCCACCTTGCCCCTCACCCCGATGAACTTCAGCCCCTTGCGACCAATTCGGAGCACGGGCTGAATCGAAGTGAGTAAGCGTGTAAGGAGGCCCCGCGTGTCAGATGGCGCGGGGCGCGTAAAGATGGCGCGCAGCATTTCGCTGTTGATCGTGACCGGGCGGCGACTCACTCGGGCAGCACGATCTTCTCGGCGTCGATGGCGGCATCCTTCTCCTGCTTGCCCCAAGGCTTCCAGAAAAGGACATACCAAATCTGCTTATCGAAGTCGGCCCCGCCGCTTAACTGCCACCCCGTCTTGGCCAGCGGCACGCCGCCATTGTCGAGGTCGAGCGGCACCGACGCGCAGCCGGTGGCGAGCAGGGCCGCGAGGATGCAGGCGAGCCGCGTCATCGGTCGCGGCGGAACACTTCCCAGAGGCCGACAGCGGCGACAACGGTGGCGGCGATGGCGCTCCACTGCTCCGGATCGAGCTTCCACCCGGCAGCAGCGGCGAGGGCGGCGAGGCCAGCCCAAGTGGATTTCTCCTTCAATTTTCCCAACGCAGTCGAGAGCAAGTTCATGCCCTCGCCGGGGTGTCAAAGTATCGTTATGCGATACTAAGGCCGCGCGACTTACGACTGAAGCGAGGCCACAGCCTCGGCCGATGCCTGCTCGAAGGTCGCCTGCGGCTGGCCGTAGCTCGCGGCAGGCGCAGGCGTCGGGTTCATCGCCCACGCGAGCATGACGGCTTCGAGCCAGGTCTTCGCGGCGGTCATGGCGGGGCCGAGCGGTTTGCCTGCTTGCAGGAGGGCCATTTCAAGGCGTTGCAGGGCGGCGATCTGGTAGGCGGAAAAGTATGCGGAGACGGCTTCTTCGGCGGTCATTGTTGCCACAGGCGGCACCACCCATTCGCCATCTTGCCAGACCGCATCCGCTGACGGCGCTTCGGGCTGCACGGCCCAATCGTCTGCCTTGGGATTGCCAGCGGCCACCCAAGCGGCCATTTGCTCGCCAAGGTCGCGGACATCGCTGGGGTCGGAAATGCGGCAGTAGAGATTAGGCATAAACTCGCGGATGGTTGGCGACTGTCGCCGTGTTGTTATTCGTGATGGTCAAGCCGCCTTTGTAGTCGATGAGATCGCGGACGAGCGGGGCGTAGAAAACAAGCGACTGCGGACGCACCTTGTCGCAGGTCATGCCGTCTGCGAGGGAGGCGATTTCGGCAGAGGTGAGGGCGGCTGTCCAAACTCCTGCTTCTGCAATCATACCGTCCCAAAACAGACCAAATGAACCACTGTTTCGTGCGCCGATTGCTGGCTGGTCTAAATCGTTTAGTGTTGAACTTCCCGTGTTAGTCCCTGCGCTAACGCCGTTCACAAAAAGCTGACGGGATGAAGTGGAAGAAAACACGCCGCAAATGTGCCGCGTTTCTACGGATGTTAAAATTCCACTGCTGGCTTGTTGTGATACTGCGCCAACCGATTGCGCGGCAAAAATGTTGTCTGCCGTGCGGAAAATGACTTGCCTATGAAATGGCGTTGCGGTTCGGCCAAATGACAATATAGCACGGTTCACTCCCGTGCCGTTAAACCTGCAAAACGCGGCAAGGGTTAATGGATAGGCTGAAGTGGCGGTGCTGGTCGCCGTCAAATACTGACTGCTCGCTGCTTCAAATTCGTAAGCCATTACGCCGCGCTCCTTACCTCGCAGATGTAGAGTTCACAGTCGCCGCTGAGGGTGTCGGCGTTATTAGTCGGCTTACGGGTCACCTTGAGCCTAAACCCATCGCCCGCCGTCACGCTGTCGATAGTTGTGAGGGTGATTTCGGTGACTGTTAGAATACCCGATGTGCCGCTGGTGCTCGCGGTCGCCGAGGCCACCGTGTCGAACGAGTCGCTGTCCAGATCGGTGGTCATGCGCTCAAGCTGCACATCCCAGCGGACATCGCCCGATGTCGCCGTGGTCGCTGCCCAATGGAGGCGGATTTTGAGGCCGCTGCCGAGGGATGCACCTTCTGGGATGATGCCAACGAACACGGCGGACTCGTCGGTGGTGTCGTCGAAGTCGAGGCAAACAGCCGAGTTGCGGGTGTCGAGGGTGGCGAAGGCAGTGGCGGGCGGTTGGTTGTGTTCGGCGGTGAAGGCGGCGTAGGTCTTGGTGCCGCCCGCCGCTGGCGTGAAATACTCCAGCCCCGTCGCCCCCGAGTTGACGCGCAACTGCTGACTCGCCGTTCCGAGCGCAAGCCGCGCTGGCGCTCCGCTGGTGCCGCCGACGACGATATCGCCTGCGGTGGTCATGGGGTTTAGGGCGAGGGTGCCGTCCGCGTTGGGGAATAAAATGTTTCGGCCTGCCGTTAAGTTGGACGTATCAAACTCGGCCGAGCCGGTGTCGCCGTAGAGCTTCAGCGCATAGTCGCTGACCTCAAGGCCGACCTGCCCGGCGACTTCGTCGTAAAGTGCGGCTGCATTGCCGTTGGTTGCGAGGTCGGTGATTTCGGCTGCGGTGTGGGTGTGGCTGGCTGGGGCCGCGGAGATGTCGGCGGGGGCGAGGGCCACCTCGAGGAAGCCGCCGCTGGCCAGTTCCTTTAGTGCAACGATGTCGTTTTCGGCCATAAATTAAGTCCAGTCGTTTTTCGTGAATGAGCTTGGCGCGGAAATGGTGGCCGTGAGGTCGACGATCGGCGCCCCTACTCCGCCGGTTGCGGCAATTTGGAAGGTGTTGGCCGTGTGGTTGCGAACATAGTAAAGCGTGTCGACGCTGATGCCGCCGACCGAGGCTGTGCCGCCGTTGAGTAGGGTGAAGCGGATGCGCTGTCCGGTGGTGAATCCGTGAGCGGTGGAAGTGAATGTGTCCGTTGAGGCGTTGCCGGTGACCGAGCGCGTTGTGGCGATCGCGCCCTCGGACAAGAGGACGCGCCGCCAGCGGTTGGCGGCAAAGCAGAAGTAGAGGTGCCCGGAGTTCGCAAAAACAAATTGCCCTGGCACTCCGGGGGAATACGGGTAAGGCGTGAGCGAGGAGTCTACGCTTTGCAGCGCAGGCAGTCGGCCGGTGTCGTCGGTGAGCGTGTAGGTGCGGTTGCCGGAAAGGTCGGCGGCGGAAAACTCGGCCGTCTCGCCGCCGGTTGGGTCGGTGAGCTTGAGCGTGCCGGTGTTGATCGTTGCGCCGTCGGCCGCGAACGTGGCGATGGTGGTCAGGGTGCCCGTGCTGCCCGCTCCGTAGATGCGTGCCTGCGCCGCTCCGCCGACGACGGTGCCGAGCAGTCCGACGGCCGACGAGCCGCCTGCGGTCGGGCACTGCACTTGCAGGCCGAGCGCGCCGCTGATGTTTGTTGTGCTGGCCGCTTCGAGGGAGGTAACGCGGGACGACCATTCGGTGTCGTAGTCGGTCGCGCTGACCTTGCGGAGCATCTGGCCTGCGGTGCCGCCAGCCGGTGCTCCGCCGCCCTCGCCCGCCGGGCCTTGCGGGCCTGCGGGGCCTTGCGGGCCGCGCTCGATGATCTTGACGACATCGGTGCTGCTCGAGGTCTGGATGGTGATGGTGTCGGCCATGGGTCAGCGGGTCATTTCGCGCGACACGACGGCATTGCCTTCCATGAGTCGGCGGACGACGCCGGAGGGGTTGACCACTTCAAGGTCGTAGAGGTAGGTGGCGGCTGTGATGGCGGCGCTGCTGATGGCGGAATAGGAAAGGCCGATGACGCCGGTCGAAAGCGCGGTCATGGTGCTGGTCGCGGTGGAGAGCGAAACCGTCGGGCTGGCGGCTTCAGCTGTGGCCCGCAGCATCATGCGAGCGGTCCAGCCGGTGAGGTTGACGGGATCGCCGTCGGCCTCCCAAAGAAACTCGGTGTCCCACGTCTGGCCTTGGGGAAGCGCCAGATCAACTTGAGCGGGTTGCTTGCCTTGAAGTCCGCAGGTGCTCATTTGTTTCGTTCGCGCCAGGACTTACGCAGGGCCAAGAGGCCGATCAGCAAACCGCAGCCGAGGGTGCCGAGGCGCATGGTGGATTCGAGGTGCGGCAAAAGGCTGACGACGACCGAGCCCAGGCTGGCCGTTGAGGCGATCAGCGGGCGGGTGATAAAATCGGCGGCGGTGTGGAGGCTCATACTAAATGATGTCGGCGGAAAGGGTGGCGGTGGATTGGAAAGTCTGGCGCTTGGTGGCGTTGCTGATCTCGACTTCCATGAACACGTCGGTTGTGCCTGCGGCGACGAGGGCGGTGATGGCGGCGGTGTTGAGGTTGAGCGTGCCGAGAAGGCCGGGAGCGCCGAGGATCGTGCTCGCCGTGATGGCAACCGTGGGCATGTCGGCTCCGGCGTAGGCTCCGCCGTAGGTGAGGCGGTAGTCGTCGGGCGTGCCGATGACCGTGATCTCTTGGGTTGTCGATCCGGCGGCCGAGGCCAGGGCGGCAGCGATCTCGGCAGGGCCGGTTCCCGCGGGGAGCGGCGCGGTGATGTAAGCGGGGGCAACGGCCGTGCCGCCACCAGAGGCCACGGACGCGGTGATGGCGGTGCCGCCTGCGGCGGAGGCGATCTTGAAGCCGTCGCGGGTGCGGTCGCGGACGAAGTAGACGCTGCCGTTGCTGAAGCCGGAAGGTGTGGAGAAGCCGGTGAGCGTGACCGATTGACCGTCGAGCAGGGCGTGATAGGCGGCGACGAAGACGGACGAGGAGACCGAGGAGACCGTGATGTTGCGGGTCGGGAGCGAGAGCGAGTAGTAGCCGGTGGCGGGTGCGGGTGACATTTGGACGCGCTGGATCTCGGTCACGCCGGAGCCTCCGGTGATGGCGACGGAGGCGGTGATCGTGACGGTCGTCGTGATGGCCGTGAACGACGTCACGGTGGTCGCCGGGGTCGTGGTTCCGAGGGCGAAGTTGGCGGTCAGGGTCGAGTAGTTGAGGTAGCGGTAGGGCGCGGAGAAGTCGCCGGTCGGCTCGAGGAAATAGAGTTCGATGTCCTCGACGTCCTCGCGGAACACGGTGAGGCCCGCGGCGGGGAGCGTGCTGGTGGGCTCGGCGACGAAGGTCCGGGAGCCGGTGTCGAGGTAGAGTTTGCGGGCCTGCATCCTGCGGGATGACAGGTGTCAAAGGGTCACGCCTGGTCGGCGCGGTCGCAGCAGCCGGAGAGGCGTGGACGGTGGGCGGGATGGGTGCGGGAGGCCTTGGTGTCGGCGGCGGCTTTGGCTTCTGGGGTGTTGTCCCCTGCCCTCATGCAGTCCGCGCAGTTGCCGATCCACGGGCGTCCGCCATACCAGCCGAGAGCGCAGGTGAATTGGCCGCGGTCGCGGGTGCGGGATTGATAGGGACAGGTCACGGGGTGGTGACGGTGATGGTGGTGGAAACGGGATTGCTGCCGAGGTCGTAGGCAAATTCGGCGGCGTAGGTTCCCACGGGACTGTTCTTGTTGAGCGTGGTGCTGCTCTGGGCGGGCGCGCAGGAGTGGAAGGTGTCCTCGAAGAGCGCTGTGAAACCGTGGACGACCCAGTTGTTTCCGTCGGCCGCGGCGAGCTCTTGGTTGTAGCTGATGTTGCCGTCGCAGCCTTCGCTGTCGGTGCCCTCGTAGGTGCAGAGGCTGGTGCGGGCGAGGCTGGCGGTGACGGTGAAGCCGAAGGCGTTGTAGGTGAGCGAGAGCGTGTCGGGAAACTCGTCCTCGATGTCGGTGGCGATGTTACTGACGAGGCAGCGGCGGGTGGTGCGAACGCCGGATTTGTAAACGGCCCAGACGCCGCTTTCGAGGAAGACACCGTTGGTGGTGTCGCCGTAGCCGAGGGTGCCGAGTGAATAGGTCACGCCGTCGAGGACGATGGTGGGCGGGAGTTTGTCCTGGCTGATGGCGCCGTTCGGGTAAACGCCGAGGTCGAGCTCGGTGTCGAGAAGGCAGCAAGTGATCTCGGCCGCGGTGCAGCAGGTGCAACTGACGAGGCGTTCGCCATCGACCAGCTTGGTGACGGCGCGGCGGGTGCCGGATTCGTCAACGGTGGTGGCGATCATTCCGGGCAGTCTTGGGTTTCAACCCATTGCAGGGCGTTGTCCTTGATGCCGAGGATGTGCAGGGTGCTGCTTCTGACGGCGGCGAGTGGGGTCCACTTGGTGCCGTCCCAATAGAGGAGGTCGCCGACGTTCTCGCCGTCGGCGAAGATGCGGGTGATGCGGGTTCCGTCGGCGTCGTATTTGACCTCGTAGAGTTCGGAGTTTGTGACAGTCGAGTCGGGGGCGGCCAGGGTGCTGCGGCGGTAGTTCTCGTCGAGGTGGGTGGCTTTGATGGCCACCGGGTAGTCGTTGCTGCCGGGCTTGGGCGTGTTCTTTTTAAGCGCCTCGAAGACCCACTGGCCGTTGACGGGGTCTTTCATTAGCTCGAGAGGCGGAAGGTGCGGGTGATGACTTGGACGCGGGGCGTGATGTATTCGGCCGAGTCGGTGCCTTGCACGGGGGTGGTCTTTTCGTAGGGCGTGGACGGGTCGCCCGGGATAAGCCAGAGGTCGGCGTTGGCGGCGGAGGCGGAGCGCGGAGCCAGGGCAGCCAGGTCGGCGCGGTAGAAGGCCGGGAGGCTGACGGCTTGTTCCTGGCCGATGCGGACGAAGGCGAGTTGCTGGATGCGTTCGTCGTAGGTGAAATTGACCGGCAGGGTGGCGCGGCGCTGGTTGCCGGCGGGGTCGGTGACGAGCACAATGATGCTGCCGACGCTGCCGAATCCCGAGATCACTTGCGTGCTGGCGGTGACGTAGTTGTAGGAGGACGCGCGCTTGCGGAGCTCGAGGGTCTCGCGCTGGAAGTAGCCGCGGAAGCCGGCGCGGCGGAGGCCGCCGGCGTATTCGGCGCGGATGTAGCACAGGCCATTGAGCCGCTCGACGGTGCGCGTGACCATGTAGAGGTTGTTGGTGAGGAGTTCGGCGCGGGTGATGACGGATGGCCAGATCGGCGGGGGGGCGTCGAGGTAGAAGCTGCGCGCCAACGTGTGCTGCTTGGATGCCGGGCAGACGTAGGTCAGTTGGACATTGACCAGACCCGTCACTTGCTCCTGCGCGGACTGCTGGGAGAGGACGAGGCCGGTGGAGTTCCAGGTGGCGTTGCCGATGACGGTGGAGGGCATGGGTTAGACGAGGGCGTGTTGGGGGAGTTTTTCGTCGATGGACGGCAGGTGCTCTTTGATGACTTGGAGGATCGACTCGAGCGGCGACTTTTCGGACGCGGGGGTTTTCTTTTGCGCGGATTGGCGCTGGGCTTCCTTGCGCTGGCGCTCCTCGGGCGTTTGGGCCATGTCCTCGTAGAACTTTTTGAATTGGTCTTCGGTGAGGCGCTGGCCGAAGGGGGTTTGTTTTTGGTATTCGCGGAAGGCTTCGCCGAAGTTGGAGGCGCCGAAGTCCTGCTCGAAGATGTCGCGCATGCGGGCGCCTTCCATGGCGCGGTCGCGGCGGCGGCGGGCGCGGTCCTCGGCGGCGATGGAGGAGCGGAACATGTTGCGGTCGCGCAGGGCGGCGGCTCGTTCCTCGGCCTCGCGGGCGCGGAAGTCGCCGCGCAGGGCGCCGAGGCGTTCGTTGGTGGTGGGATCGGCGGGGTCGCCGAGGGCGCCGAGGGGGCCGGCGGCGGAGGTGGTTCCTTGGCGGCGGCGTTCGGCGGCACGGGTGGCGGCGAAGTTGGCGGCGGCCTCGAAACTGCCGGTGCGCTCGAGGGCGCTTTCGAAGTCGCCCTGCTCGAGGAGCGAGGCTTCGGCGGCCTTGTCGCCGCGGAGGCGGGCTTCGATGAGGGCGGTTTCTTTTTCGATGGAGCGGAGGGCTTTCTGGCGGCTTTCTTCCTGACGGTCGAGGGCGGCCTGCTGGCGGTCGAGTTCGGCGGTCTTTTCTTTCTCGAGGGTCAGGACGCGGTCGGTGGTGTCCTCGGAGAGGACGAGTTGTTGCGCGGTGCCGCGCATGTTCTCGAGGATCTGCTTGGTGCGCTCGGCGATGAGTTGGGCGTTGCGGGCTTGGTCCTGGCCGAGGGCGCCTTCGCGGGTGAGTTGGGCGATGGCGCTGGCGCGGGCTTCGATTTCTTCCATCTCTTTGATGGTGCGCGCGGTGCCGAGGACTTCGAAGAGCGGGAGGAAGTTGCCGCGGGTGGCATTGGCCAAGCCGTCGAGGAGGCGGAAGAGGCCGTTGCTTTGGGCCAGGACGCTGCCGATGCGTTCGTTGAACTCGATGAAGAATTCGAGGGCGCCGGCCAGGGAGACTTTGACGTTGTTGCCGAGGCGGGTCAGCCGGTCATTGGCGGCCTCGATCTTGCGGACGACGTCATCGCTGGCCACGGAGACGCCTTCCATCTCGGCGCGGAGGGCGGCGGTGTTGTCGATCAGGGGGATCATCTGGCCGGCGGCCCGGGTGCCCATGAGCTCGATGATCTGGTTGGTGGCGTCGGCGTCGCCGCGGGCGCGGTTGAAGGCTTCGGAAAGGAGGATGAGTTGCTGGTCGAGGCCGGCGTTTTTGAAGGTTTCGGCGGAAAGGCCGGCGCGCTGGAAGGCTTCGGCCATGGCGGCGTTGCCGGTGGCGGCGTCGCTGGCGGCGACGGAGAGCTTGGTGAGGACGCGGGCCACGGTGTCGATGCTGGTTCCGGCGAGGTCGGCGGCCACGGCAACGCGCTGGATTTCCTCGGCGGAGGCGCCGAAGCGGGTGGCGACTTTGGCGACCTGGTCGAAGTCGTTCATGAGCGACTTGAGGCCGGCCAAGGCCATGCCGCCGGCGAGGAGGCCGGAGATTTCGCGCATGGCGCCGGACATTTTGGCGCCCATTTCCTTGGTGCGTTGCTCGATCTGCCGGGCGGACTTGTCCAACTCGGACGGCATCTCGCGGACAGCCTTTTTGTATTCGCTGTTATCCGCGCCGAATTTCCAGATGGAGCCGAAGGCCATGACGCTGGAAAGGCAGTGTCAAGAGAGGCCGAGGAGGTCGGGGTATTTCTTGGCGACGAGGTGGACCTTGCCGGCGGCCCACTGTTTCATGGACCGCTGGAAAAGGGAGATGCGTTTGCCCACGGCGCGCTGGAGGGCGGCGGCTCCCCCAGCCCAGCGGGTGCTGAGTTCGGAATAGTTCTCGCCGGAGACGGCGTAGTTGTCGTCGTCGTTGCGGCGGGCGGTCTTGACGGCCAGCGGTCGGGCGTTTTGCGCGGTGCGGACGCGGGGGTTGACCGAGAGTTTGTAGCCGAGTTGGAGGGCTTGCTCATACCAGTGTTTGGCGGCGACGCCGGCGCGCTGGATTTTGCGCTGGAGCGAGGCGGTGCGGCGGGCGCGGATCTCGGCCCACAGCCACGGAGGCAGGCGCCATTCGCGGTTGTATTTGAGGCGCGGGGCGGCCTTCGAGGCGGTGCGGCGGTTGGCGGCGCGGCCGGCGAAGTAGGCTTCGCGCCCGGGGACGACGCCCTGGTAGGCGATGTCGTAGGTGAACCACTCCTGGTTGCCGTGGTCTTTGATGATCCTGTTGAGCGGGGCGACTTTGGTCTTGGCCACGGTGTCTTGCAGGATGGCGGCGACTTCGTTGTCGATGACGGTCTTCATGTCGTTGCCGGTCAGCGCGGCGAGCTCGCGGCAGGCAAAGGAGAAGTCGCGGAAGCCTTTGTTCCGGACGGCTTTGATTTTGACGGCCATGCTACGCGGCGGGTGTCAGCGCGCCGGCCAGCAGGGCCTCGAGGTCGCGGGCACCTTGGTCGCCGGAGTCGGCCCAGCGGGGCTGATTGCCGGCGGTCAATTCGTCGTAGATCAAGAGTTGATTGATGACGGCAAGCGGAATGGTGAAAAGGGCATCATGGTAAGAAATGCCGTATTTGCTCACGCGCGCGGCCAGCGCGACCTGCCACGATGGCCGCGCTAAACTTTTGGGTCCGGATCAGAAGCGCCTTCTACGCGGATGCGGGTCGCGTCAAATTCTGCGGCTTGCCGCACACACCATTCACGAAATTGCATGATGTCCTCGTAAGACTTGTCGGCCATAAAAGCCAAGACGTGAGCGGCAAGTTGCGCGGGTTTGGTGTAAAGCAGGGTCAGTGTCGACATCGGTCGGGAGTGCAAATAGACCAAAGCCGAAATTTGGAAGAGCGAGTCGACCGGGCCTTCTTCCTGGCATGTCTGCATGAGGCGCATGTAGAGGCTTTGCGTGCTGGCGACAAGCGGCCGCAGGGTGAGGCCGCCGATGGTTTCTTCGCCGCCGAGGGCGGCTTGCTCGAGGAGGGCGGTGCGTTTTTCCGGGTCGATGTCCATGGTGGAAGTTTTCAGTGTTCAGTTTTCAGTGTTCAGAAAGAACTGAATCACATGACGAGTTGGGCGACGTCGCGTTTGGTTTTGGCGTCGAGTTTTTCGTCGGCGAGCATGACGCCGCCGTTCGGGAGGTTGACCAGGACGAGGCGGCGGGTCTTTTTGAAGATGACGTCGAGCAGAATCTCGCGGTTGTAGAGGGCGGCGCGGGCGCCGGGGAGATCGGGCAACTGGTCGCGCAGGGCCTCGCAGGCTTCCTGGCTGTCGAGGATGGCCTCGACGATCTGGCCGGTGGGGATGCCGCCTGCCCCGTCGCAGTTGAACCAATAGTGAACGACCTCGCGGCCTTTCTGGACGACGCGGCTGATGGGGTCTTGTTGCCGGATCTGGACGCCGACGGTGCAAAGGCACGAGGCGACCTTCGTGTCGGTGGTGGCGTAGTAACTGGCTTGCATAATCTCGATCTCTGGGGCGCCCGGCGGGCGCGGTGGTTAGAAGGCGTGGTTGGTCGCGCCGATTGTCACCTGTTGGAAGTCGTTCGGGGCCCTCGAGACTGAGACACTGTCGACGTAGAAGGTGCCGGTGACGCCGGCCAAGCCGTTGGTGGCGTTGGCCAAGGTCACGGACGCGCCGATGGCCGGGATGGTGCTTTTGAGGTAGCCGCTCATCGAGGCGACGCTCTTCTTGCCGTGGTAAGCCGCGGCGACAAAATCGCCGTCCTCATCGACGACCGTGGTTTTCTCGCTGTCGGAGGTTTGGGAGAAAGACGTGAAGACGGCGACGGTCTCTGCCGATCCGCCGAAGGTGATGCTGGTGAGTCCTACGATTGTCGCTGCCATGATAAGCATGGCGCGTTGTCAACCTGCGGCGCGTCGGGGACGCCGCGCCCTACCTTCGGTAGAGGCCGGTCTTGGTCCCCTGCTCTTGCTCGTAGCCTTCGTAGACGGCGTTTTCGATGGTGGCGGCGATGGCTTGGTCGGCCAGGCACGCGGGCCAGCCGGTGAGCCGGATGACGCCGTCAATCGGCTCAGGGAGTCGGGTAGGCTTCGTTGACCCAGAGACGGAAGTTGATGGATCGGCGGAAGCTGCGGGTTTCGTTTTCATAGGAGACGGGGTCGAACTCGAGGCCCCAGACTTTGACCAGGTCGGTGGCGTTGAGGTTGGTGAGAAAATTGGGGCCGTCGACGGTGGCCCACAGGTCGTGCCACAATTCCTTAAAGCCGGCGGCGCCTTCGTCGTCGTCTTCGCTATCGGGCAGGCGGCGCTCGGCGCGTTCTTCGTCCGGGGTTTCGTCGGCCGAGGTGGTGAGCGTGATGGTCACGCGGGTGTTCCATGTCTGCATGCCGAGCACGAGCTCGTCGAGTTTCTCGGCGCGGATGGAGATCATCGGGAGGCTGTCTTCGTCCGACTCGTCGGCCGCGGTGATGCGGCAGGCGGCGAGGTTGCTGTCGGCGGTCAGGACGGTGTCGATGGCGCGCTCGAGGGATTCTTCCAGGCTGTAAGCGGGGGCGCTCATGGGGTGTCGGGCGATTGCAGGGTCAGGTCGATGGTGGCGGTGTCGGTGTCGATGCCGGTGATGCGGTAGCGTCGGCCGCAGTAGGTGACGATGCCGCCGAGGCGGAAGGTGGGCGCGCCGGCTTTGAGGACGGTGGCGGTGAGGCCCCGCGCCGCTTCGAAGCCGCCCTCGCCCAGGGTGTTGCCATAGGTTTCCTCGCCGACGACGGCGAGGTAGCACCGTTCGCGGTAGGTGATCTCGTCGCGGATGGTGCCGACGGCTTCGGTGCTGGCGGCGGTGTAGGCTTGAGCGAACTGGCTCATGCGATGGGAGTCTTGTCAGCGGCGGCCACGAGTTGCGGGAGGATGGCAGCCGCGGTGAAGTGCTGCTGGACGAGCTCGGTGGCGCGGGTGGCAATGTCCTGGTGCTGCGGGAAGTCGAGGGAGGCGACGAAGTCGCAGAGGTCGGAGTCGGAGATGTCGGGGTCGAGGGCGAGGCGGTGGCGGCCGGCTTTGAAGTGTTCGTTCTCCGGCTCCATGGGTTGCGCTTCGACGATCAGGGCGCCGGCGGCGGCGGCTTCGTAGAGGCGGATGCCCTGGGCGCGGCCGTTCGAAGGCGGGCAGAAGACGCCGGCGTAGTTGGCGTAAAGGCACGCGACTTGATGCGCGGTGGGGATGCCCTTGGGGATCTGGATGATGTCGATGAGGCCGCGGGCTTGGAGGGCGGAGAGCATGCGGCGGCGGGTGGCGTAGATGCCCGGGCGGTATTCGGTGGTGTCGCCGACGAACGCGAGTCTTTGCTTGCGCTCGTGCAGCGGCGGCCCGGGGCGGAAGGCCATGGTGGAGACCCAGAGCGGCGAGACGGCGGCGGAGCGGCCGAGGTGGCGCATGGCCAGCGCGTCGCACTCCTGACCGCAGGCGTAGAAGTCGAAGAAGGCGGCGCTGTCTTGGAAGTTGCGGTAGGCGGTGATTGGGTTTCCGTAGCACCACTCGGTAGCGAAGCTAATGAGGGGCTTGCCCAGGGCGCGGAGGTCGGGGACTTGGGTGAAAAAGTCGGCGTATTGCGCGGGGCTGACGAAGACGATGGCGGAGGCGTCGGATTTTTTGAGCGCGTCGTAGACGTCGGCCGCGGGGGCCATGGTCATGGGGATAGCGTTTTGCACGACGCCGAGGGCTTTGGCGTCGGCCAAGGCCAAGGCGCCGAAGCCGGGCGGCTCGTGCCAGTGGTAGAGGACGTCGATCTTCACCGCGGGCCGTGCTCGAGGCCGGCGATGGGTTGGCCGGCGGTGACGAGGTCGTCCCAATGCAGCGGGGGCGGCGCGCTGTGGTCGGTGGCGTGGACGACGAAGGCGCCGACGGCCGAGGCGGCGGGGTCGGCGGCGTGGCGGAAGCGGCCAAGGATCGGGAGGTCGGGGCTGTCGGCGGCGAGCTCGAAGATGTATTCGATGCGCTCGGCGTCGCGGGCGTTGTCGAGGAAGAGCTTGCGGACGCGGGCGGCTTGCACGGCGTGGCCGGTGGCGCGGTGGATGACGGTGATGCTGGGGGCTTTTTGCGCGGCGAGCCGGGCGCGCTCGAGGTCGTCGGCCTGCTTGTGGTCGCCGGCCATGCGGAGGTATTGCGTCCAGAGCGCCTCCCCTGCCCACCCGTAGAGGCCGTCGCGGTGGGTCCACATTTTGTCCGCGGGGCGCGGCAGGGCCATCATGGCGCGGAGGTAGGCTTCGGCGTTGAGCATGTCGCCGAGGTCGAGGTGCATGGCGCCCAAGAGGGCTAAGGCTTCGCGGCGGTTGGGCTGCGTGCGGTAGGCGCTGTGGAGTGCGGTGAGCATGGCGGCGTGCTCGGGGGTGCCGGTCTCGAGGATGTCGGGGCGGGCCATCTCGGCGATATTCAGACAGAGCTCGTAGCGTTCGGCGGGTTGGAGGTCGGGGTGTGCCAACGCTTGCTTGGCCAGGGCCATGGCTTCGTTTTTGCGGCCGGCTCCCATGTATTCGCCGTGGAGGTGGTAGATCTCAGAGAGTTTGCGCTCTTCGGGCGGGATGCTTTCAAGGATGCGAAGGTTGCGTCCGCTGCCTTGCTTGGGCTCGTCGTCAGGCAAGTGGATGACGACGGGGGCGTCGCAGCGGGCGACTTTGGCGTCGGGGGCGAGTTGGAAGTTCTCGTGGATCTTGTTGATCCAGCGTCCGCGGTCGCGGCGGACGAGGCGCTCGCGGAGGTTGTGGGCGATGCCGCGGCCGGCGACGTCGTGGTAGAGGGCGAACCCGTCGTAGTCGTCGGCGAATTTCTCCATGAGCTCGTGGAGGGCCGAGGCGAAGTTGGGCCCCGGGGTGTCGTCGGCGTCGATCCAAAGGACCCAAGGTTTGCTGGCGAGGTCGAAGGACCGCTGGCGGGCGGCGCCGAAGTCGTCGACGTGGGGCCAATCGTTGCCCGGGGCGTTGGCGTAGACGTCGTAGGTGGCGCCGTGCTTCTGGCAGACCTCGGCGACTTTGAGGCTCTTGGCCTCGGCGCCGGTGGCGTGGACGACGACCATTTCGCTGACGGCGGGGGCGAAGGCGGCGAGGGCGCGGTCGAGGCGCTTGGGTTCGTTGCCGACGATGACGCAAAGCGCGATCTGCTCGCGCGGGCTTTGTTTCTCCATCTCGGGCGGAGGCCCTTTGTCAACAAACAGAAACCCCCGGCGTTTGCCGGGGGCTCCGTGTTGCGGTTGCCAAGAAGGCGGGTTAGCCGGTGATGAGCTTCGCTCCGGCCGTGATGGCGCGGCTGTGGCCGAAGACGCACTCGAAGGAGACGAAGTGGCGTCCGGTCGCAGCCGAGTAGTGGCGGCGGTAGCCGAGGGTCACGCCGCTCTGCGGATCGTTGACCACGCTGGCAGCGAGGTATTCGCTGGGAGCCTGGGGCTCGAGGGCGCGGATGGCGACGGCGACGGCGTTCGGGTGAACAGCCATGCCCTTGAGCGTGATGCTGTTGGAGGGCAGGATGACCGACTCGTAGACGTTCATGCCGAGCAGGCGCGGGACGCGGGCTTCGGCGATGGTGTCGCGGATACCGAACTGCGAAGCATCCAGCAAGTTGCTCTGGGACAGGAGGCTGTCGTAGAGGGCGCTGTCGAGGATGAGCGAGCGGTCGGTGAGCGGGACTTTGTCGTCGCTGAGGGCCTTGCGGAGCGTGCGGGCGTTTGTGATGGTGAACGCGCTCGCGCCGGTGACCGACGCGGTGTATTGCGCGGCCGAGGAGGCGGTGGTGACGAAAAGGTTGAAGACGCTGGTCAGCACGGCTTGGGCGAGAGCCTTGCCCTGCTGCGTGGCGAACTTGGTGATCTCGGCGACCGAGGACTTGGAGTATTCGGTGTCGCTGAGGCTGACGGTGACGATCTGGTGTTTGTCCACCGAGATCGAGACGTTGTTCATCGTGCCGCCGGTCGACTCGTAGGAGTTGTCGAACGTCGTCGCGCTGAGGTTGGCGATGAGCGGGACTTCAACCGTTGCGCCGCGGCGCACGACTTCGTTGGAATACGAGGTCGTGAAGACGGAGAGCGGGAGAAGGTCCGCGGTGAAGGCTTCCAGCGCGGTTTGCGCGAGGAGCTTGTCGTTGAGGGCTGAGTTGATGGTAGCCATAGAATTTTAGGAGTAGAAGGTTTTGAGGATCGCGGCCTTGTTGGCGCGGAAGAACTGGGTGGCTTCGGGGCCTTCGAGGGCGGCGAATTTCTGGGCGGCGGTGAGCTCGGGCTCGGGAGCCACGGAAGCGGCGGCGGGCTCGAGGCCAACGGCGGCGACGATAGCGGCGGCTTGCTCGCCGGCGGTCTTGGAGTCGGCGCGCAGGGCGGTGATCTCCTCGTCGCGGGCGGCGACTTCGGCGGAGAGACGGGCGATCTCGCCTTTGAGGGTTTCGAGTTCCTTGGCCGTGTCTTCGGCGACTTGCGCTTGGGCGGCTTCGGCTTGGACTTTGGCGGCAAGATCGGCCTGGAGGGCGTCAACTTTGGCCTGGAGTTCGGCGTTCATATTATCCTCAAAAGAGGTGTCAACCGCCGGCTCGGCGGGCTTGTCGGTGGGAGCATTTTGTAGGCTCATTGCTTGGCGTAGCTTGTCAAAGCGGGCTCGGGCGATTTCCGGCGTGATGGATGCGGCGGCCTGATTACCGTCCTCGATCTCATCGACAAACTTTCCTTCGAGCGCCTGTTCGGCCGTCAACCACGTCTCGTCGTCCATGATGGCAACGATGTCTTCGGAGTCTTTCCCGGTGCGCTTGCGATAGGCGGCCACCATGTTCTTTTTAATTTTGTCGAGCGTATCGGCCTCGCGGCGAAGTTGATCCGCGTCGCCCATGGCGACAGTCCACGGGTTATGAATCATCATCATGGCGTTTTCGGCCATGAGTACGCGGTCCCCAGCCATGGCAATGACGGATGCCATGCTGGCCGCAAGTCCATCAACGTGAACGGTTAATCCGCCTTTGTGTCGTTTGAGGGCGTTAAAAATTGCGTTGCCGTCGATGACGGAGCCTCCGACTGAATTGATTCGGAGGTGGACGTGGTTGCCCGAGTGCTCTTTGAGTTCCGCGGCAAAGTCTTTGGCGGAGACGCCAAAAAAACCGATCTCGTCATAAATGGTAAGTTCAACTTCTTCGGAGTCGGAGGCGCGTTGAGAAAAGGCATACCAGGTCTTCATTGCGCTTGCGGCGGTGTCAATGCGGTGCCGGTGTTTGTCGGCGGCGCAGGGTTGGGATTGAAGGTGGCGATGCTGTCGGCGCTGATGCCAAACTCGGCGGAGAGGTCGGCGAGATACTTCGCTTCGACGGCGCGCTGGCGGAGTTGGTCTTTCCACTCGAGGCCGCGCTCGGAGTAGTCTTCGGCGTAGGTTCGAAGGCCGGCGCGGACGTCGTTCAAGTTGGCGGCGGCTTCGCGGCCGTAATCGACGGAGGCGGCGGCGGGACGTTGCCATTCGACGCGCCACCAGTTTTCGTTTTGCGGGAGGAGGCGGCGCTGCATACCGAGCGTGATGACGTGCGCCCAGACGCGGGAGCAGAGGCGGTCAATGAGCAGGGCTTGGCGTTGCTCGAAGGTGCGCTGGGCGCGGACGAGAACGGCGCGGAGGGCGGCGCCACCGGCGTCGGCCGGACGGGCGGCGAACTCCCAGGGGACGCCGATGTTGAGGCAGACTTCGCGGAGGAGGACGTCACAAAATTCGCGGAAGTTTTGTGACGGGCGGTTCGAGGTCCACGAGATGAGGTCTTCGCCGAGGCCGAGGCGGGGAATGGCGCCGCCGGCGTTGCCGAGGCTTTCGACGGTGACTTCGCTGTTGTCCTGGGTGTTGACGCTGGCGGTGGACTCGCCGAAGAAGTCGGCGCCCTGGGGGTTGGACGACTTGATGGCGAGGGCGATGTAGGAGGAAATTTTTAGCGCCATCTTCTCAAAGCTGACGGCGTCGGAGACATCGCGGAGGTGATTGATGGACGGGGCGAGCGGGGTGACGTAGCGGAGCTCGTCGCCTTGGCTGGCTTCGCCGACGTGGATGAGTTGCTGCGCGGGGATGTCTTCGAAACGCTGGGCGGCGTCCATGCCGTCGCCGATCAGGTGGCGGTAGAAGATGGGGCGGAGTTGGTCGTTAACCACCACGCCGTCGATGATGTTCTGGCCGCCTTCGCGGGCGAGCGGGTTGCTGGGTTCGTAGATCGAACTGCGGGCGTCGCCGATGCGGTGGGCGAGGATGAGTTGCAGCGCGGGGTAGCCAGTGCTCTGCGCGGTGGCGCGGAAGAAAACTTCGCCGTCGCGGTCGATGGCGACGGAGGCGATGCGCTGCATTTCGCGCCAGGTGTAGCGGCCTTGGATGTCGGCCACGCGGGACCATTGGTCGAAGAAGGTTTCGGCGGCGTTGTCCCACGCTTCGTCGCCGCTGCGGGCTTGGGGGCGGATGCCGGTGCCGGTGGCGTAGCGGGCTTTCTCGCTGATGAGGCCGCGGACGAAGGGCATGTTGTTGTAGACCCAGCGGGAGAGTTTCATCAGGCGCTCGCGGTCGGCGCCGGAGACGTCGATGTGGCTGTCGACGGCGGTGGCGTTGTAGGGAAAGCGGCGCTGGATGGAGGGGCGCGCGGCGTCGTAGCTCTGGGCCTTCGGGCTGAAGGCGCGGGTCACGAGTTTCCAGCGGTCGGCAAGTTTCATGTGAGCGGGTAGTTGAAGGCGGCGATGGTGGTCTTGTTCGTCTTGCGGGTGAGCCAGAGCTCGAGGTCGGCAGCGGAGAGGTCTTTGATTTGCTTCCACGCGTAGAAGGCGAGCTCGGCCACCGTGCCGGCGGTCTGGTCGGGCGGGAGGCTGTAGCTGTAGGACTTGCCGCCCATGCTGGCGGAGACCAAGACGCGGCCGCCTTCTTTGGCCACGGTAAAGTTGTTGGCGGCGATGGTCTCGAGGGCGGCAACGGTTTTCAGCGCGTCCTTGTTGTTGGCCACCCAAACACTGAAGACAAAGGAGCGCGGAGACATGCTTCCCCGCGGCGGTGTCAATCGGCGGGCGGGTCGTCGAGGCGGGGCTTGATGATGTTGCCGTATTCGGCGAGGGCGAGGATCATGAGCTCGCAGTCGAGGAGGTGGTTCGGGCGGCGGCCGATTTGTTTCCAGAGGTAGGTCTCGCGGCCGGTGAGCGGGGAGCGTTTGACGACTTTGCGGTGGGCGTCGAGGTGGGCTTTGTATTCTTCGCTGGCGTCGGCGGCGACGGTCCAGGCCGGGCCTTTGCCGCCGCGGAGCCACTCGAGGACGTCTTGGGCGGCGGGTGAACTGAAAAGCATGAGGAAGTAGCCGCGGCGGTAGGGCTTGATGACGGAGATGGCTTTGCGGAGAGTCTTGCCGAATTTCACGCCGTAGCCTTCGGCGCGGTCTTCGCCTTTGGCGGGGATGTAGCGGTTGCGGAGGCAGACATCGAGGACTTCGTCGGTGCGGAAGCCGGAGTCGACGACGACGAGTTTGGCCATGGTGCCGCCGATGTTGCGTTGCTGGTCGAGGCCGAGTTCCTGGACTTTAAACTCGAGGTCGGCCCAGGTGGTGAGGCGGCCTTCGTCGATGAGTTGGCTGCTGCCGTCTTTGGCGAAGGCGCGGCAGGCGAAATAGAAACAGTCTTGCTGGACATCGACGGCCATGATGCGGGCGGTCCCCTCCTCCGGCGCGGCGCGCAGATGGTATTCGCCGATGGTGAGCGGGCGGCTTTCGTCGGTCATGGCGTCTTCCCAAGGCTCGGCGAGGATGCTGTTGACGAAGTCTTGGAGCCCCATGAGGGAGGATTTGTCCTGGAGGAATTTGACGGCGAGGGCGCCGAAGCTGCGGCGGACGGAGTAGAGGGCGGAGAGGTGGTAGCTGCGGTGGCCCGGGAGGGCGTTGGCGTTCTCGGCTCGCCATTCGCCGCCGCGGAGCATTTTGGTCTTGAGCGCGTCGGTGAGGTGGCCGGCGCAGTGCGGGCACTCGAGGCGGGCGGTCTCGCGGACGCGCTTGAGATCCCAAGTGCCGTCGTCGAGCTTGGCGTCGTCGTCCCATTTCATCATCGGCCACGCGAGGAGGGTCATGGCGGAGCAGTGCGGGCACGGGAGCCAGAAGCGGCGTTGGTCGCCTTCGAGCCAGGCTTTCCAGATCGAGCCTTCCTGGGTGGTCGGGGTGCTCGTCATGACGATGAGGTGCATCGGGAAGGACGCGACACGCTGGACGGCAAGCTGTACGGCGGCGGCTTCCTGCTTGGTTTTGGTTTTGTATTTGTCGACCTCGTCCAAACAGAGGAGCGAGATGGAGCGGCCGGCGAGGTTGCCGGGGGAGTTCGAGCCGATGAACCAGAGGTGCATGCGGGCGAACGCTTGGTCGAGGTTTTTGAATTTGTCTTTGTTGCGGGGGAGTTGGGCGCGCAGGACTTCGTTGTCGTCGATCATGACTTGCCAGCGGGACTCGCTGAAGGATTGGGCGTTGGTTTGCGTGTCGAGCACCCAGAGCGCGGGGGCCGGTGCGCGGACCAGGCGGTAAGCCATGCCGACTTGGATGGCGGTCGACTTGGCCACCTGGGCCCCGCAGAGGAGCGCCATCGAGCGGACGCCGCTGGCCGGGTGGAAGCAGTCGAGCCACTCGCGCATGTAGGGGTAACTGCGAACGCGGAACGGCCCGGGCGATGAGGTGAAGCGGGAGGAGAAAGAGAGGTTGGCCTCGGCCCACTCGGTGACGGACTGCCGCGGGTGTGGCACCCATTGCTGGCGCCACATGGCCAGCGCCTTTTCGCGGCTGTCAGGAATCCACTCGCAGCGCATGGCCGGTATTGCTGAGGGTCGAGAAGACTTGCTCGAGGTAGTCGGCCACAGCGTCGCGGGCGAGCTCGGGGTCGTGTGGGTTGGCCGCCATGGCAATGGCGCCGGGCATGGCCTCGAGGAGGGCGCGGAGTTTGCCGACTTCCTCGGCAATGACGGTTTGCACCTGGTCGCGGTGCATGAGGTTTTGGGCCTCCTGCTCGGAGCGGACCAGGTCGCGCTTGCGGATCTCGTGGGCCTCCTCGGCGTCCTTTACCGTGCGGCTGGCGGCCGAGCGTTCTTGGATCGTGCTGGCGTTCTCGAAGTCTTTGACCGCGATCCGGCGGAGCTTGTCGGTCACGGCCAGGTCGTCGGGCAGATCCGGCAGGGCGGA